AAGAAAGGACGAGCAAGTGCGGCCAGAAGAAAGAGAAGAAAAGATCCGAATCCAAACAGACGTGGTAAAGCAATCAACGTCAATACCAAGAAGAAAAAAGCCAAAAAATAATTTGCATTCAACGTAAATCTGTTATATACTGTTGACAACAACAGGAGAAACAAATGGCAGTAAGAAACTTCAACGACGCAGAAAAACAAAAACTAATACAAATCATTTCACAGGGATCACAGGTACTAGGTGAGGTCGAGGACCTAAGAGCTGGATTGAAAGACACAGTAAAAGCAATAGCGGAAGAACTGGAGCTGAAACCAGCACTTATCAACAAGGCGATATCTGTTGCACACAGAGGCAACTATCAAAACATAGCAGACGAAATGGACACATTAGAGAGCATACTGAACACAGCCGGTAAACTTTAATGTTGAAATTACTCAAAGAATTTTGGGTAAGCAGTTACAATTCAGATCCAACAGCATTTTACTTTGAGGTCGTATCAGTAGCATTTACCATAGTGGGCAGTTGTGTATTGACTTTCACATCACCACATCCTATAATGACAATAGTGTTTCCCATATATTGGGTAGGATCAAGCACGATGTTGTACGCAGGAATAAGACGTAGACAGATATGGTTAAGCACACTGACTGCTTGGTTTACAACAATGAACACAATAGGTTTGTATAAAGTATTCATAGCATGAGTTACATTGACGCACTATACAAGAAGGACGAAGACAAGATATACGTCGTAGAACGTGATCCGAAGAAGGGTCGGGTGTTCGTAGAGTACGACGCAAGGTATGTGTTCTACTATCCGGACGCCAGAGGTAAACACAGGAGTATGACTGGCGAACCATTGCAGAGAGTCGTATGTCAAACAAGTAAAGAATTCATCAAGGAGCAGAGGATCAGATCCAACAAGCAACTTTATGAACATGATATCAATCCGGTATTCAGATGCTTGGAGGAGAACTACTTAGGTAAGGAGACTCCAAAACTGAATGTCATGTTCTTTGATATCGAGGTAGACTTCGATCCAGATCGAGGTTATTCAACAACAGATGATCCGTTCATGCCCATAACTGCCATTAGTTGTTACATGAGTTGGACGGATCAACTGGTCACACTAGCAGTGCCACCCAACACAATCAGTATGCAAGAAGCCAAGATGATGACAGAAAGATTCCCCAACACAATGCTTTTTGACAAAGAAAAAGACATGCTTGACGCATTTTTACAACTTGTCGAAGACGCAGACATACTGTCCGGTTGGAACTCCGAGGGTTATGATATACCTTACACTGTGGGAAGAATACAAAAAACATTGAGTGGTGATGACACAAGAAGGCTTTGTTTCTGGGGAGAAAAGCCAAAGAGAAGAGTTTTTGAAAAGTACGGCAGAGAGCAATTAAGTTTCGATTTAGTAGGTCGTGTACACTTGGATCTGCTAGAACTATACAGGAAATACACATACGAAGAAAGACACAGTTTCAGATTAGACGCCATAGGTGAACACGAACTAGGTGAAAAGAAAACAATATACGAAGGATCTCTTGATAATTTATACAAAAACGATTTTGGTCTTTTTGTAGAATACAACAGACAGGACTGCCACTTATTAGCAAAGTTAGAAAAGAAGTTGAAATTCATAGAACTTGCCAATGAGATAGCACACCAAAACACTGTGTTGCTACAAACAACAATGGGTGCTGTTGCTGTAACTGAACAAGCCATCGTGAATGAAGCACACAGACGTGGAATGCAGGTAATGGGTAGGAAATACAAGAAAGAGGGTGAAGAGAATCAACCGGCGGCAGGTGCATATGTGGCCACTCCACAAAAAGGATTACAGGACTGGATTGGTTCGATCGACATCAACTCACTGTACCCGAGTGTGATTAGAGCATTGAACATGGGTCCAGAGACAATAGTTGGTCAGATTAGACCAGTAATAACGTCAGCAGAGATCAATAGAGCCAAACACGCAAAGAAATCCTTTGCGGCGGCCTGGGACAGCCAGTTCGGTAGTTGGGAATATCAGGCGGTTATGAACAAGGAGAAAGGCACAGAAATTGTTGTGGACTGGGAAGACAAGACCAGTGTGCGTATGAGTGCGGCCCAACTGTATGACATAATATTCGACGGCAACAACAAATGGATGTTAAGTGCAAATGGAACCATATTCACGTACGAGTACGAAGCGATCATTCCAGGTTTATTGAAACGTTGGTATGCTGAAAGACAAGAAATGCAACAAAAGATGCGTGATTGTGGAGACAACGAAATCGAAAGAGAATACTGGGATAAAAGACAACTTGTAAAAAAAATTAATTTGAACAGTCTATATGGCGCAATATTGAATCCAGGTTGTAGGTTCTTTGACATCAGAATCGGACAATCAGTGACGTTGACCGGCAGATGTATAACAAAACACATGGCCAGCAAAGTCAATGAGATTGTTGCAGGCAAGTATGATCATAAGGGAGAAAGCATTGTTTATGGAGACACAGACTCTGTGTACTTTACCGCACACAAAACATTGAAAAAAGAAATAAATGATGGCACGATACCATGGACAAAAGACTCGGTGGTAGCACTGTATGACAAAATTTCAGACGAAGTAAACACTTCATTCAAAGCATTCATGACACGGGCTTTCCACACACCAAGCACAAGGGGTGAAGTGATAGCGGCGGGAAGAGAACTTGTGGCCTCAAAAGGACTTTTCATTACAAAGAAAAGATATGCTGTACTTTACTATGACAAAGAAGGAGAACGTACAGATATAGAGGGCAAAGAAGGAAAAATGAAAGCAATGGGCCTCGATCTCAAACGTTCAGACACTCCGGTTTTTGTGCAGGACTTCTTGAGTGAAATACTATACATGGTGTTGCAAGGCAAAGATGAAAAGGATGTGCTTGACAGAATCAGTGAATTTAGAGCCGAATTCAAATCTAGACCAGGTTGGGAGAAGGGCTCACCTAAAAGGGCAAACAACATGACCAAATATACCGAAGCAGAAGAAAAGCAAGGAAGGGCAAACATGCC